CCCCCAGCCCCTCCCCCATGGGTTCATCCTCGGAACCCACGATGGCTGCCCCCGTCACCGCGCGGGCGACCAGCACGCAGTCGGCCAGATAGCCTTCCTTGACGTGTCGCGTGGTGAGGTCGTGGGCTTCCTTCTTGTCGGCGCCGGCGCCGATCAGGCCCAGGCGGATGACGCCTCGCAGATCGGCGATCCGATAGGCGCCGCTCGAAAGACGGGAATGGGTCATGCCGATCCCGTCGCCGGTGAGCTGCTCCAGCTCGATCAGCTCGTCGATGCGGAGGGCGAAATCAAATTCGCCCTCCCCAAGGAAGAGCCGCACTTTTGCGGTCCTGCTCATCAGGCCGCTGCCGGCGTCCAGGTCCAGGCCCCGGTGCCCTGACCGGACACCGCGACCTCGGCCTTTTGCTTGAACTGGCCGGTCTGGTTGAAGCCCGACAGCAGGAGCTTGCCGCCGTAGTAGCCGCCGCCGTTGGCAAGGGTCTCGTCGACCTTCACCCGGGCGTTGAAGGGCTCGGCGGCGAAGAACAGGCCGCGATAGAGCGCGAGATTGGTCAATGCCAGGATGCCCGACGACGTCAGGCGCATCGACAGCGCCGTAACTTCTCCCTCTTCCCACGGCGCGGCGTCGGGGTCCTCGTCGGGAATGGTTTGCGTCGCGATGGCAGCCGAGAACTCCAGCCCTTTCTGGGTGAAGGCGATAGGCGCGATCCATTCGCCGGGATCGGCCGGGTCTTCAATCTGGATCACGAACTTGCTGAAGCGCAGCGTTTTAGGCGCGGCCATTTAGGCCTCCTCTGTCAGGTCGATTGGGGGAAGCCGCGAATGCCGCGCGGCGCGGGTTGCCTAGCTCGTCGGCTCGGTCAGATACCGAAACTCGACGATGCGGTGGGTGGTCAGCGGATCGCTGGCCGCGCCGGTCTGGATGCTCTCGACGCCATGGGCGATCACGGCGTGGCCTTCGATCACAAGCTCGACGTCGAGCGCCTTCGCAATGAGCGCCTCAAGGCGCTTTGCCTCGACGACGCCAACGCCGCGCGACCAGATGTGAACCCGTCCGAAAACCTCGGCGCCGTCGAGGTCCTCGGCGTCATCCGCCAGAACCTGGTCGTCTCCGATGGTCACATAGGGGAACTTCGGCTTGGCGGGTGGGCGGTCATAGACACGGGGGCCGCCCGCGCCAAAGAAGGCTACCAGGTCGGCGTCGCTGCCGGCGGTCTCGAACATGGCCTTCTGCAAAGGCAGAGCGGGCGAGATCACGTCAGCGCCTCCTTGATCGCCTTCTTGATGGCCCGGCTTTGCTTCGCCCGCATGGCGCGCTTCCGTTTGCGATAGACCGGGAAGAAGAAGGGTTGCGGCGGCTGATCTTCGGTGCCGAACTCTGCGGCTCGGGCGTAGTCGAACACCGGCTTGGGGCCATCCTGAACAGGCTTTCGGGTCTTTCGACCGCCGGCAACAACCCGGATTTCGGTGTCGCTGTCACCCTGCACGACGCGCACCGTGCTTTGCAGGTCGTGACTATCGACCGGCGCCGCCGCCGCTATCCTTCTCGCCAGATCATCGGCGTTCTCTTTCAGCGCCTGGGCATTGGCTTGGCGCACCTTGTCGCGCATCCGGCGAAAGCGAGCCTCCAGTTCCTTGAGGCCCTCGACCTTGGCAGTGGAGCCGATCATGCCGCCACCCCGGCCTCTAGCTGCAGCAGCAGCCAAGTGCGGTCGCCGTCCATGTCTTCAGGACCGAAACGGATGTTGAACGCCGCGCCGTCGACAGTCTCGCCATCAGGACCGGGGACGCGCTCTATCGCGCGATCATCCGTCGTCAGGGTCAGGGCTTCTGCGCCATATCGGATCCAGACATCGTAAAGGACATGACCCGCCAACCGCGCGGCTTGCACGGCCTCACCGCCTCGCGTTGGAACCTTCTTGGCGGCGCGTTCGATGCCCAGATCGGCGAAGCCGCCCTCTGAGTTCCCGTAGCCGTCGCCTGATGCCGAGGGGCGCTGAAATTTGAACCGCGCGCGCAGCTCGCCCGCGCCTGTCGGCTTGGCCATGTAATGCGCTCCAATGTTGGGGAGGCGAACGCCGTTCGCCTTGGCGGCTAGATCGTGCCGACCGCGTAGCGGGAGATCAGGTTGTCGATGGCGGGCGGCATTTCTGCGCCTTCACGGTTATTGAAGTAGTGACCGACGAGCAGGCGCACCGCACGCCCTAGCGTGCCGGGAATATCCCCCGGCGCGTCTCCAAAGCCAGCCTTGAAGGTCACGGTCACCGCGCCCGGCCCGCAGCGCACGGCGGGCCAGGATGCGCCCCAGCCGGGGTGGATTTCTACAGGGCTGGCCGCGAGGTCGATCCGGCACGCGGCCGGGTCGATGGTCTGGGTTTCCCCTTCACCGTCGAGGTACTCGATGGTCTCGACCGATTGCACAGGCCAGAGCGGAATGACGATGGGGCCGGCCTCGAACCCGCCGAGAGACAGCGCCCAGGTCTGGGTGATCAAAGCCAAGCCCTTGCCGTTAGGGCCGTCGATATAGGCTGCGGCGTCATTCAGCGCGGCGGCCACATCGTCGTCGTCACCGCCCCCATCGACCCGCAGATGCTGTTTTGCGGTGACGAGCGTCAGCGGCGGCACAGCCGGCGGCTCGACGAGAGCGAGACGATTCCACATGGCCTAACCCCTGACCTCGGGCGTGGCGACGACAGCGATTTCGGGCGCGACCACAATGGCCGTTTCCGGCTCGGGCTGCACCGCCGCCTCGACGACGGGCGCGGGCGCCTCTTCGGTGTGGCCCCAGGTCGCGGTGATCTTGTCGCCCTTACCCGCCTTCTCGGCGTATTCGGCCTCGACTAGCCGACCGGCCTCCGGGTTCGGCACCTCGACCACATCGCCCTTGGTCACGGCGAAGCGGTGCCCGGACATGCTGATGAGCATCTTGAGCTTCATGAAGGTATCGGGGCGGCCCTCGCCGCCCCGCCTCTATTTGGGGGTTGCGACGGGCCGCTAGGCCATCTTGTAGTGCTTGACCGCCGCGCCATCCGACAGCAGGCCGTCGAGGCGGTTGTAGGCCAGGAACCCGACCTGCAGCGCATCGGCGAACCGCTCGTTCAAGCGCAGGACCGTGAAGTCCTTCACCTGCCGAACGATGTATTTGCCCATGTCGCCGAAGATCGCGACCCTGTTGCCGGTGGCGATGCTGGCCATGGCCTGGTTGATCGACACCGGCTTGCTCAGCAGGGTCGCCGGGGTGCCGGTGCGCACGTCGCCCATCTGCCAGAGATAGTTGCCCTGACCGTCCTTCAGCTTGCGAACGGCGGCCAGCGTGCTGTCGTTCATCTGCCAGCCCGCCTTCGGCGCGCCGCGATAGGCCGGATCGACCGAGTGATAGGTGTCGATCAGTTCGTCGGCCGTGATGGCGGTCGCCGACACGGCCGTCTTGCCCAGGGTGGAGCCGACCACGATGCCGTTCGCGCCGGTCGTCAGCTTGGTGTTGGCGCGGCGGGCCAGGCGTTCGCCGAACAGTTCGTTCAGCAGGGCCGGCACGTCGTAGCCGGCGTCCTGCAGCAGCTCGATGGACACCTTGACGATGCCCGAGTCGAACACGTTGGCGCCCAGCTGCTTTTGACCGAACACCACGTCCTGATCGGCAGCGGCGGTGTTTTCCGTGTGGTCTTCACCGGTGTTGGCGGTGTCGTTCACGGTCGGCCACAGCAGGGGATTGCCGGCGGCCGTCCGCAACATGCGGATAACCGTTTCGTCGAGCATCGGCCCCCACAGCGCCATGGTCTTGGTGATCTCGCCCAGGTCCTCTTGCGGGACCAGGTAACCGCCGGCCGTAGTGGTGCCGATGGACTGCGCCCGCATTTCCGGAGTGAGATTGGCGCGGAGGCTTGCCAGCGCCCGCTGATCCTGCGGCGACAGCTCGGCCGCGCCGAACTGCATGACGCGGTTGAACAGCGCGCGACGCTCGGCGCCCTGCTCGGCACCGCCTTGATCGCGGTCCTGATCGGAGCTGCTGCGGTCCTCGCCACGCGGGCGACGCGGGTCGCCCTGATCCATCGACCGTTCAGCCGCGATCAGCTTTTCCAGCCTGCCGGCCCGCACCTCCAGCTGATCGTATTCGGTCATGGCGGCGTCGTGCTGGGTTTCCAGTTCGGCGGCGCGGGTGGCGTCGGTGGTCGGCGTGATTTCCGCGAGGCGGGCGCGGGCTTCGGTGACCAGGCGGGCCTGCTTTTCCCGCAGTTCTTTCAGTTCGAGCATGATGTTCTCCGGTGCTCATGAAGGCCGCCAGGGACGGTGGCCGGGGATCGCTCTGCGGGGATGCCTACAGGCGCGAAGGGAGGCGCTCGGTCAGGCTGCGCTTCATGCGCAGCCGAGCGGCGTCAGCGGCCGACGGGGTGTCGGGCGTGGGGGCGTGGGTGGCGCGCCACTGTTCCAGCGAGCGCTTGCCCGAGGCCTCGGCCTCGGTGTCCTCGTAAGCGGGATAGGTGACGACCGAGACGTCGAACAGGCCGACCTCGACCAGGGTTCGCAGCGGCTTGTCGCCGCTCTCGTCCCAGGTCTCGACGATGGCGTCGAAGCCGAACGACATCTGGGTGATGTCGCCGCGATCCATGCTGACCATCAGGTCGCGCGCGAACTGTGTATCGGGAACATCGATCTCGCAGCGCAGGCCGCGCGCGTCTTCCGACAGGCGCAGGGTCTGGGCCTTGTTGCGCCCCAGCACCTGGCCGCGATCATGATTGATCAGGGCGCGGACATCGTCGCGCAGGATCGCCTTGGCGAAGGCGCCAGGCGAAACCACCTCGGTGAACCACCCGATATCGGCCGGGATGTCGAACACGGCGGCATAGCCGACGATGACCCGGCCTTCAGCCGACGACTGCGCGTCGGCCCGGAATTCGATGATCTGGCCGGACGTGCGGCGTTCAGTTTTCGGCGACAGTGACAACGGGCGCTCCCTGGGTTTTGCCTGCCATCGTGATCGGCACGGTGGCGCCTTGAATGAAGAGTTGGTCGCCGCCCTCGGCCGGCGGCCGGTTCTCAAGCCTGCGGGCCTCGTCGGGCTTCAGCTGGCCGGTCTGGATCGCGCGGGCGAAGGCCTCCATTCGGGTCTTCAGGTCGCCGCGCATGAGGCCGTCGAGGTCGAACTCGACAAATTGCTTGGGCCTGCGCCCTCCGATCTTGACCGTGATCTCAGCCTCGACGCGGTCGGCGTGGTGGGCGATGCAGTGCTTGGCGACGAAGAGGTCGGCCTGTTCGGTATTGGCGAAAGCGCCGTTCGACAGGTCCATCAGGAAGGTCGGCGGCAGGCCCAGCATCCGGCCAATCTCAATGACAGCGTGCTGCCGGGCGGCGATCAGTTGGGCCTTTTCCGGATCGACACCAACAGGGGTCAGCTTGTTGCCGGCAGGCATGTAGAGGACGTGACCGCCCTCTTTGTGCGCGGCCTTGATCGACGCCGTGACGTCCTTTTGCGCCCGAGAGATCGCACCGGGCGTCGCCGCCGGGCCTTCGAGCGCCAGAGGCGGGACACCGCCATTGACGAAGAACCGGGATGAATAGGTCTGGGCGTCCAGCGCCAAGCCCAAGGTCTCGGCCATCTTGGCAACCGGATCGACGTGACCGATGCCGTCAGGCTTGAGTTTCCAAACCACGTCGATGATGTCGGCGGGTTCATAGATCACCGTGCGAGCGGCGTCCTGATACCGATAGCGCTTGCGGCCGCCGACCCGCTCAACGGTCATGTTGTGATATTCGAGCGGCCACAGATTGATGACCTCGCCGCGACGGCTGCGCTCGATAAAAGTGAAGTGACGACCGCGCGAAAGCACCTCGCACATCATCACCTGACGCCAGTAGAACGAGGTCAGCAGCTCTTCATTGACGACCAGGTCGAGCGTGTTGACCAAGTCGCTGACAACCGGGACCTTCGCTGTGCGGGGGCCTTCGAACACCCCGACCGGCAAACTGGCGATGGATGCAGCGATGAAGTTGACGCCGCACCAGAAGGCCGGAACAGAGTCAGCGTTGTGGTGCGAGACCACGGTGCCCGACACCGACCGCCACGCTCCGAACATCTCAAGGGCGGCGGCGGTATTCAGCGAGACCGCCGGATTTTCCGGAGATGACGAACGGCGTTCGCCTCGTTTGAAGAGATCGCGGAACATCAGCCGGCCACGCTGAAGTCTGGATCTTCCCACGGCGAGGCCGGGAGAGCGCCCAGGTCGCTGGCGGAAATGCCCAGCGCCATGCAGAGGGCGACGACACCGTCGATGCGCATGGTGGATTTCTCCTTGGACGGCTTGATGTTGCCGGCCGCGTCCGTCTCGACGGCCACCGCTTGGGCGTGGCGTCGCAAAAGCGGGTGGCCGCCGTGGTCGAAGGCGTTGCTGATGACCAGGCGCTCCAGCGTCTTGGCCGGAGCGTTCATGGACACGAAGCCCTGGCCGTACTTGGCCACCGGCATCCCCTCACCGTTCAGCTTCACGAGGGTTTCGGTGGCGTCGAACCGGTCGATGGCCAGGCCGCCCTGATGGGCTTCCCGTTTCTCATCTCGGAACGCGATCTGGTATTGCTCGGCGTCCAGCAGGACCCGAGCGCGGATGGCCTCGTGATCGATCACGTTGCCGGGTGTGGTCAGCAGCGCGCCCTGCTCGACGAGCCGGTCATACGGAACCTTGTCGCGCTTGGTGTGATCCTTGATCAGGCCCGCCGGCTTCCAGAACCGCGCCAGAACAGCGGGTCGGTCGAGCCCCTCTTGCACGGGGAACCACCAGACCAGGGCCGAAAGGTCTTGCACCGCCGACAGGTCGAGCCCGCCGAAACAGCGCTTGAAGCGAAGGCGTTCCTCTAGCGCGCGCCAGTCAGTCTCACCGACGCAGTGGTCCCAGCCGAAGCGGGCGCCGTCGTCGTCGACGCCGTCGATGGGCAACCAGCGCACCGCCTGTTCGGTCCACATATTCAGGCGGTATCGCTTGAAGTCGTTTTCCAGACGCGGCAGCTGCTGGGCTCGCCTGCAGGCCGTGGCCAGAGCGTCGGCCTTGACCGAAATGCCTAGGTTCGGGTTCGCCTTCGCCCAGGTCTCTGGCTTAGTCCAATCATCATCCGGGTCGGCGGCATAGACCACGACCAGGGTGTCAGCGGCGTCGATCTCCCCCGACAAAATCTGCTGGCACTCTTCCCAAACTTCCTCGCCGTGGGTGCCCTTCACCCCGGCCGTGGAAATCAGAACCTCCAATGGCTGGCGGCGGGCCGCCGCGCTGTCGTGAACGAAGGTGTAGAGGTCGCCGTCTTTCCACTCGTGGATTTCGTCGCCGATCAGGCCCGACATGCTCAGGCCGTGCTTGCCTTGGGGGCGACCAGACAGCGGACGAAACGAGGCGTTCAACTGCGAGCAGTAGATAGCCTTCTGCATACAGTCGATGAGCTGGGTCAGGGTCTCCGAATAGGCCACCATGGCGGCGGCCTTGTTGAAGACGATGGACGCCTGGTCCTTTTCAGCGGCGATTGAGAACACCTGGCCGGCGGGCTCGGCGTCGCCGACGAGCATCAGCAGGGCGATCCCTGCGGCCAGTTCGGTCTTGCCGTTCTTCCGCGCCACCCAGACGAAGCACCGCTGAAACCGGCGGCGGCCATCAGCCTGTTTCCACCCGAACAGCGGGCGAACGATGTCGTGTTCCTGCCAGCCCTCAAGGATGAACGGCCGCCCGGCCCACTCGCCCTCGGTCAGGCAGAGGTGGTTGTGAAAGAAGCGCACTGCCTTGTCGGCCGTGGCCTCGTCGTACCAGAACTCGCCGTCACGCCAGACGTTGGTCGCCGCGTCCCAGGTCGCCGAGGGAAAGCGCGCCAGCGCCAGCGGCCGAGCTGGCGCCGCGCAGCTCATCGCCATGGCGCTAGTTCAACATTCCGACCGGCGACTCGATGGGCTTGGCGGGCTCGGCCGCCTTGCTCGCCGGATCGCCGTCGCGCTTGCCAGCGTCACCGCCGAACAGGTCGCCGGAGCCGCTGTTGATGCGGGCCGCGATGATGCGTTGGCGCTCGGCCGGGTTCATGCCGAACCGATCCTCGGTCGCCAACAGCTGGCGCTCCAGCCGGTCGGCCGCCATGAAGCCAGGGTCGAGACGGCGCAGGTCGCCGTGGTTACTCTTGGTCTCGTACCGCACGCCCGCCACGTCGATCTCATCGCGCAGCTTCAGCCACAGGGCGAGGTTGCGGCAGTAGCGCGCGAACGGCGTGATGTCCGCGACGGTCAGCAGCTTGGCCGAGACCATCGCCCCGGCGCGAGCGTTCCACTCGGCCAGCGCCTCGCCCTTCAACCAGGTCGGCGGACGGACGCCGCCCACGGTAACGACCTCGACCGCATCGGCGGCCGGGGCTTTCTTCGGCCGCTTGCTGCGGACGGTGTCGATCTGCGACCGGACACCTGCCGGCCTTGGCTTTGGTCCGCGCATGGGGAGGTCCCTAAAAAAAAGATCCCGGAAACTCAGGCAAACTTGTGTGTCGCTATGACGCCGGTCCCTTCGACGAAGGTTTTTGCGGCGCACCCTCCCCCTCGGGGCTGGTCAGACACGCGGGTCGCGGCCCTCGCGCTTCAGTTGGGCGAGGTGGTCGGCGATGGCCGGCAG